TTTATTGTCCTTCACCTTATCATTTAGTAGTCTGTCGCAAAAGTGTCGCAGCAAGTCTAACACTCGGACACTAATGCCTATCTTGGTAATAGGAGTTCAGAGGTCACATGGATAGAAAAATCCCTCAGCATTTACTCTCAGTCGTTGCCGACCACCTTTCGTCGGTAGAAACACATGCGAGTTTGAACAGCCTATTTTTCTATGCAGATGCTCCTGGCGATGCGCCAGAAGGGTCGAAGCAGGTCAAAACTCTCGAATGGCTAAGAAGAATTAATAAAGAGTGTGATGATCCACTTTCTACACTTGGAAAATTAATTGAAGGTTACATGGAAGCTGAAACTTCCCAACCAATTTCATCGCCGTTTGATAAATTTTTTAATGTTAAAGATGAACCAACTTTTAGAGATGTGGTTAATAAATCATTAGCAAAATATAGCCTAGCTTATGTTAATGGCGGTTTTATTACAGCCGGTGGTTCTAAACCGTCAATCTCATTGCAAGAAGCAATACATGGAAGAAACATGCCTGCAATAGAAATGGAATTTAATAGGGCAATGGAACATATTCATAAAGAACCCAAAGAATCTGTTTCAGCGGCATGTAATATTGTTGAATCAGTTTGCAAAATTTACATAACTGATGAAAAGTTATCAATGCCAGCAAAGCAAGATCTGCAAAGTGTCTGGAAGGTAGTTAAAGAAGATTTAGGAATGAACCCTCAGATAATTGAAGACAATGATCTAAGAAAAATTCTAACTGGGCTTTTTTCAATAGTTGACGGTATTGGCGCTTTTCGCACACATGCTAGTACTGCGCATGGCGCGGGTAGAAAGTCATATAAAGTTTTACCCAGACACGCGCGTTTAGCTATTAATTCTGCTCATAGCCTAGTTCTGTACATTCTTGAAACTTGGGATGACCGGAAAAATAAAAATTAAGATTGCTAAGGAAAGTGTAATTTTGCTTGGCATGGATTAACGGAATGAACGTAAGCGGCTATACCTTCGCGCTCGTATTCATTTTCAGACTGGGCATATGCTTGAATAAATTGCACCAATCTTTTGGGCGTCACTTTAATATTGCCATATGATAATTCAAGATTAAACGCTACTAGATGCTTTGATGGACGCTGAGTTTTCTCGTCGTTTAATTTATATTTCGACCTTTCCAGCGCGCTGCCAAAAAAATCAAAGGCTTCGTTTATAGCCACCCAATCTTTACTTGAAAAAATGATATCATCCATATAAACCGAAACTTCAACTATTCCAGCTTTAACTATCGAATCAAGTACACTACCTGCATATGAGTTTCTTAGACATAATGAAGCCAAAATAGGTGATTGAGGAAAGCCATAAGGGATGGAAAATTTCTTTTCTTTCAAATTTGGTACTCTCACCGTTGAAAGCTTAGCAATTCGGCGAGCTTTTTCGTAGGGTATTATTTTTTTTAACTCTCTTGTGACCCGGCTTTGAGAGGTAGATTCAAAAAAATTGCTTATATCAATCAGTGAAAAATATTCATTTTCTATATGAACTCTTGCCGAGGCTACATGACCACCATTTCTTAGATGGTAGTAATAGATTGGAGCTTTCCATTTGCTATGTATGATTTTATTTAGTTTTTTACCAAATAGGGACATTTCCTTAGTAGGAACATGTACCCATCTGTTTTTTTTTACTTCGAATTTATGCTTCCACATTTCCATTGCGATAACTAAATCCGTTTAAATGGTAGTGTAGGACTACGTGAAGAAGGTTATGAAAGTTCACAATGAAATCGTTAAGCCCATTGAGAATTTCAATGATTTCTTTCAAAATCAAAACCTTCCCCACTAAGCCAAGAGTGTTGTTTGACATTCTTGTTTCTCTCTATACATTCCTGACGTTTCTCAGCGCAAGCGCATAGCCTAAACTAACTTAACAACCCGGAGACCCCTAGGAGCCTTCCGCAACCTTCGGCAACCTCGAGTAGCGGTAAGCTACGTAAGGCCGCCTAACGGCATACCGTAGAACGGCAAGTGTACAGAGAGGCCGGGTCTCCCCGGCTAACGTCAGGAATTAAAGCATACACCTACCAAGTGGTCTTAATAAATAGAATTTAACTCTGACTTCCATTTTGCGCTTCTTCAGAGATAGGTGGGCCGATTCTCCCAATGCGCATAAGCCGCCTGCCATGCCGACGCTTCATCTTTAAATGGCCTGTCTGCCACAGGAAGCCACTCAAGTTTGTTGTTTTTAACCTGCTTGAATCTAACATCCCAAAACTCCCCACGTGGCCATAGAACATATCTGCTATCCGGTCCCCAGCGGTCATTCCAGATCGCATCGTCAGTCAGCTTTTCTCCTCGCTCCATGAACATAAAAAGCGCGCCATTGAGTGAAAACCGTCGCATTTTGTTGCCCCTTGCCAACATCAGTACTGTACATAAAAACAGTATAAAGCTTACTGAGTTTTTCAGTTTTGTAAAATGTCCCGACACCTCCTCAGCTCTTGTCCTGTCTGCGGTGACTGTTTACTCGCTTAGGTTTATTGAGATCCACTTGAGATCCAAAATGTGAACAAAAAATCTTAACATCATTTAAATTCAATACCTTACACTTCAACTGAGATCCATTAGAGATCCAGAAAACTGAAAAACACTGAAAACCTTTTCGCTCATTTCAGTTGGCAAACTCCGGCAGAAACCCAGCACCGGCGCGGTCTGGCCATGCCCTTTGTAAAAAAATAAAACTGAAAAATTTTTATGATGCAAAACCTGCAGGCGGGTGCGGTGTAGCGCCGATTTTGTCTGCGCAGCGATTATTTTGCCGGGGCTGACGCGCAGCCAGTGCCACGCTCTGCGGATGATCTGATGGAGGTAATCGTGCGTGATGGTCGCGCCTGCGCGTGGCGCAGCGTGCGTCTGGGGCGTTCTGGTGACGGGCAATAAAAAACCCGCTGTGATAGCGGGTCAGTGTGCTGGCTTACCTGCCGATGACAGGAGAGTATTTATTACTGAGCGCAGCGGCCTGCTGGCTACTCTGTGCGATGGCGCTGCTGTTCGTGGGCTGACCGGTTGACGGGTGCGTATGGCTGGCCAGTTGGTCAGCCAGCTGCTGCACCAGCGCCACGGTATCGAGCATCAGCTGGGCCACGTTAATCTTCTCTGAACCAATCCACACCACCGGCGCGATGATTTCCTGACGTGTACCGGCAATGCTCTGGCGCAGCTGGCCAACTTTTTCAGTCAGTGCCTGGCCGACTTTTAGCGCCGCGCTGCCGGTCACGTCTGTTTCCGCATCACCGCCCACTATAATCAGCTGGCTCTGCTGTGCGGCCACGCTGTAACTGCCGGTAGTGACATGCTGAATGGCTCCGGCCATCAGTGACGCCGTGCCGATCACCGTGGTCCTGTCAGTGGCTTTGACTGTCGTTTCCCTGCTGACCAGCTCACGCGTTTCCGTATCGGCTTTAACTTCCCGGCTCATGGACGTTTCACGGATGGTCTGATCGGTCTGGCGCTCCCAGTCTCCCGCCTGTGTTACCCGCTGTGATACTTCCGCGCGCTGCTGCTGCAACTGTTCGCCCGGCTTCACGTCCGGCAGGCTGGTCCCGCCCGGCATGGTCTGGCGCACAAATGGCTTATCCGGGCGTCCGCCGGTAAAACCGACCTCAACCAGCGTACCCTCTGGCGGAAACTGAAACATGCCGGAATCATTACCGGCCATCGGAACAGGCAGCGGCACGGCAGGATAAACCGGCGTGCTGCCGTCCGGATTGCCGTCAGCGTCCAGCAGCTGCAGATCGACGGCATAGCGCGGCCTGAAGGGGTCAGCAAAGTTCCCGCTTTTTACCGCCTCAGTCGGGGCAACAACGCGCGCCATTTTAGGCAGGTGCAGGCCGCTGGCCAGCTCCGGGTAATGGCTTTCAACCTGCCGCTGTACCGGTGTTTTTTGCAGCGGCTGGCCGGTGATGCGGTTTCGCGGCGTCCAGGTGAATGTCATGGTGTCGCCGCTCAGCTGCACCTTTGTCACGCGCTGGCCGTTTACCTCCACGCCCGGACGCAGTGACTGGATCACAGGTACGGTCATCGTATTGCCACCGGCAGTGGGCTGGCTGAATTCCGGCGGAATGTCCACCAGCTTACAGGCAAACAGCGCCTTTTCAGCGCTGCCCAGATACATGCTGCCATCAGGCAGCTGATACCAGAGGTAATGGGCAATCCCGAAGGCGCGCCCCAGACTGGCCAGCAGCTGAAATCCTGTGCCGCTGTGCGTGAAGTGCGGGATCGGCCTGTCGCTGTAATCTGCCTGCGGCACGGTAACGGTCAGGCCGCTGTGTTCTTCCAGCCAGGCAGCAATCTGGGGAAGCGTCGGGTGCTGGAATGCGCACGGCCATGCGCGATCAAATACGCCGCACAGCTCCCGGATGAAAAGACGCTGATAGCCGGTTTCTGAAGGCTGCGAGCGTTCCACATATCCGGTAAACCAGCGCAGCAGCCGGTCAGAGTAGCCGGTATCAATGCGGACCATTTTGCCGGTGTAATCAGTGCTGGTCTTTGCCGTGATGAAGCCACGGCCACAGCTGCTAAGCTCCAGCACCAGAGCGGCATCAGTCAGATGCACTTCGAAAGCGTCTTTTGAATGTAAGGCAGAAGACATCAAAGTGCTGGGTAAGGTTGTTGCTCGCACCAAATATCTGTAAGGCAGGATATGGCTGTAAGTAAATTAGCCAATGGGAAATGGCAGGCTCAGGTTTTCCCAAACGGGCGCGATGGTAAACGCATCCGCCGCCAGTTTGTGACCAAAGGCGAAGCCCTGTCTTTTGAGAAGCACATCAAAGATCAGGCGCAGGATAAACCCTGGTTGGGTGAAAAGACGGATAAGAGGCGCGTTATCGACTTAGTTGAACTCTGGTTCAACGCGCATGGCATAACCCTTGCTGATGGAGAGAAGCGTCGGAGCACAATGGCGTTTGCTTGCGAGGCAATGGGCAATCCCCTTGCGACTGAGTTTAACGCCAGGGTTTTTTCTGCTTACCGTGAGCAGCGGTTAAGCGGAAAGATTACCCGCTCCACGAGAGTTAAGACGGTCACTCCGCGAACAGTTAACCTTGAGCTGGCGTATTTTCGTGCGGTGTTTAACGAGCTGCGACGCCTTGATGAATGGAAAGCCCCGAATCCGTTGGAGAACATCAGGGAATTTAAAATCGGTGAGTCAGAAATGGCATATCTCACCACCGATGAAATCCGTGTGCTACTGGCTGAGTGCGATAAAAGCCGCTCTCAAGATTTGACGGCAATCGTCAAAATCTGCCTGGCTACAGGCGCGCGCTGGAGTGAGGCGGAGGGCCTGAAGGGAAATCAGGTGCGAGCGGGTCAGATCATTTATATGAAAACTAAAGGCAAGAAAAACCGAGCGGTGCCGATAACTGAAAAATTACAGGCTGAACTGCCATCCAGCAGGAAAGCACAGGTGCTCTTTAAACCTTGTTACTCAGCCTTTAGAAAGGCCATGCAACGCGCTGGCATCGAGACACCTGCTGGGCAGCTTACCCATATTTTGCGCCACACCTTCGCGTCTCACTTCATGATGAACGGCGGCAATATTCTGGTACTTCAGCGGATACTGGGGCATACAGATATTAAGGTTACAATGCGGTATGCGCACTTTGCGCCGGATCATTTGGCTGAAGCTCGATCGCTCAACCCTTTGCATCTAATATAATTTTCATAACTAGTTAATATAATAAATTATTAAGAAAGCGTAAATTAATATATATAATTTACGCTTTCAACCATTAATGAATACAAATTTTTATTTTTTCTTGACTTGCATTAAAGCCTTGATCATTTTCTGAGTCGTAATATTTTTTGAATTAATTTTTGACACAGCCGCATCATAATCTTCGAATATTTTATCAATCAATATGCGAATATCATTAATAAGCTTATCCACATAGGTAATGAAATCAGGAAAAAGATCAACAAAATCCTTAATCTCAATTTCATACGTATCTTGACCATATTGATCAACGACTTTAACAATCGGATTAATCATCGAGAAACAATCATCCTCATTCATTTTATTAACGGACCAGTAGTCAAAAATAGTAGAAATAGGATTGTAATCCTTCGAATCAATAAACATAAACGTATTTATTTCGTCTATTTTTTCGAAAGGATACTTTTTCCCCTCAGAGTCACTTCTTACAACTCCTACTATCTTAAATTTATCTTTCCCTCCTTCAATAACCTTATCAAGTATAATTTCCCCACTCTCGAAATATGCAAAAGCATCTTCCAAAGTAGGATATTTAGGATTCAACCTCCCAAATCCAAGACGTTCAATCTTTACCTTGATAAAATAAGGATAATAAGAAGCAGGAACCAGACTTTTGAGCATATAACAAAAATTCAAATCCGGCCTTAAATTATTTATTTCTTTGAAAAAATCAATCTGGTTTTCTTCAGTACTGGAACTGATAAATTTTGCCGCGTAGAAATCCTGAATTGACTTATGAATAAATGTATAATTATCGTAACCATCCCTCGTAATTAAGTTTGTAATTTCTATTACGTCCTCAATAATTTTTTTCTCATCCTCATCTTCTTTACCAATGATAGTTTTTGCATCGCTAAAAGCCTCAACCAGATCAGAGTACGCAAAATTTGTCTGCTGTTTGAGTTGAGCGATGAAAGCAAAGTAAGACAAACACAGTTCCATCTGAGTGTCAGTTAAGTCACTTTTGCGAGCACGAGTAAATATCTTATTGAAATCGTGTTTATAAACAAGAGAAGAAAACAATGACTCGTAATAGTTAACAATGTTTTCAGGTTTTTTTCCTAAACCTGTACTTGTAACAATGAAAATATCAACCAATATAGGAGACTTAATTGACTCTAAAAGAAAGTCTTTTCCATGCAAGATGGTAAGCAACGTACTTTTAGTATCAGGGTTATGAACATTAATATTTATAATTTCCTCAACATCATCAGCATTAAGAAAATTAACACTATAAACTATAAATCCGGGTTTTTTACATATTTGGGTATCTGGTCGTGAAGAACATACAACGTTTATTTTCCACATAGAGATACACTCATCTATAAGTGCTAAAGCATTACCTCTTTGGTTATGGTGTATCTCATCAAAGCCATCGAAATAAATCCTGACCCGATCAATTTTTTTCAAGAAATCATTTACACTTTCAATGTCACTCTGAACACCGTGAATTTTAAAATGTTGTAGCAGTACGTCGGGCAGTGAAATCTCTTTTGATAAATCTATTGCTCTGAGGGAAATGAAAAATGGAAAAAAAACGTCTTTATTCAAATCCTCTAAAAACATCTTCTTCATGGTAATGGTTTTACCCTGTCCAGCATAACCTACTAGACAAGATGATGCATGTTCTGGAAGAGTAAAAGAATTACCTGCAGTAAGAGTATCCTCATTAGGAGAGGTCAGTTTTAAAGGATGGTAAATTTGATCTAAATATACATCTCGATCGCCATTAATAATGGTTCTAAATGTAAAAACCTTACTTATGACATTGTTTGCATAGTGCTGATTGTAATTAGAATCACATATTGCCTGATAAAGATCACGACTTTTTTTACTTGCTATCATTGCAGATAAAGCGGAATTAAAAGCTTTACTTCCGGCTTTAACCAAAAGACCAGAAATAAGTCTAGTTGTAATTGCAGTAACAAAAGCAGCCATGTCAATCCTTATTGTGTGTATTTAATTCAAATTTTAATTTGATTTTATTAAGTTAGCCATTAGGTAATAATCAGTCATTATCCAATGCCGCATTGATATTTATTCTATAGTTTAGAGATAGAACAAAATAATATAAAACATCACCTAGATCTTAAAACAAAGACATAAAACTATTACTTTATTGGATAAGCACTATCTGCGAAAAATCTTACTATCTCAGTTTACTAAAGAAAGTAAAAGTAGAAACCTGGGGTTTTGTAAAACTGGCAGCAAAGTGGCAGCACAGCGCAACGCTATGCGCCACTTTTCGTCACTATTCGCCCTGAAGAAAACATAAAAATCAGTAACTTATTGTTTTTCCTCGTTTTGAATTGGGACTCATAATCGCTTGGTCGCTGGTTCAAGTCCAGCAGGGGCCACCAAATTTTAGCTGTTAAATCAGCACATTAAGCCACTCCGCGAGGGTGGCTTTTTATTGCCTAAAATTTATAGCTGTGGGTTCATTGATGTATTAATTAATCCCCTCCGCCATGCGGATAAATTCTCTTACGCTATGC